TTGCATTCTCAAGCCGCAGGTTCAGGATCAAGTATTCGTTTAGCAGACTCCACTTCTGGCACTTCTGGGGACGTTGGCTTGTTGATGGGACAATATTCTAACAGCAGTTATTTTATAAATCGTGACAATGCAAACATGTATTTCTGGACAGGTGGCGCTGAACGAGTCCGTGTTGACACAGGCGGCCGTGCAATCATTGGCGGCGGTATCACACTTGGCAACGGTCAGACCTACGCAGCGGCTAATACTCTTGACGATTACGAGGAGGGAACTTGGACTCCATTTTATTGTAACGGTGCTAAAGCTGCTATTTTTAGTGCCATGCAGGTTTATTCGGCTAGATATACAAAAATAGGCAATTTGGTTTCAGCTTCTTGCTACATTGCTGTACCGTCAGGCTTTAGCACTACTGGTAATTATTCCGCTTCTACTACCGTTCTTGTTGGGGGTTTGCCTTATGCTTCAATACAATCGGCTCAAGATTATGTGGCTGCAACTATTGGCTACTACACTGGTTGGCAGGGATTTGCTAGTCCAAAAACTCCAGTCGGTTATACAATAACTAACGATACAACTATTGAACTGGCCTATAGCAACGGTCCGACTGTTACCGGAATACCTCAAAGCACTGTAAACAACACTGGTGCGTCAATTATTATAGCGGTTACTTATAAAACAACCTCATAACCATACGCCCACTGGACGGTAGGCACAGACAGGAGTAACAAAATGGCATTATCAAAGGTAATTTCAGACGATAAAATAGAGATCGTTGGTGAATTCAAAGCGATTCAAATCAGAACCAAGACAGCAGTTATAGAAGACGGCGTAGAGTTATCTTCTAGCTTCCAGCGTCACGTTGTAACCGCAGGACAGGACTACAGCAACGAGTCAGCAGAAGTCCAAGCGATCTGTGAACTTATGCACACCGATGAAGTAATCGCAGCCTATCAAGCTGCTCAAGCAGCGAATGCTATAGGAGCATAAGCATGGCAGGTAAAGGTTTGTATGCAAACATTGCAGCTAAGAAAAGAAGGATCAAGGCGGGTGCTGACGAAACTATGCGTAAGGTAGGAGCCAAAGGCGCACCTACGAGTAAAGCTTTTAAGCAAGCTGCTAAGACTGTTAAAAAGAAATAAGGAAATAAGTCATGCCTAATTTTGCATACGGAAAAACTTCGGCTAAAAAAGCGCGAACAAAAGCTAAACCTAGCCTACCAAAAAGAAATGCAAGAGCGACAGCCAACAAGAAAAGGCGCAAGTAAATGAAAGGTGTGAAGCACTATAAAAGAGATGGCACTGAGCATCGAGGCACTAGCCACAAGATGCCTGATGGCTCTTTACACAGCAATAAGTCCCACACCAAAACTAGCGTGAAGTTATTTCATTTAAAAGAATTGTCTAGCAGAGCCAAAGCAAAAGCTAAAAAGTAATATTCCCTCATTTATTAACCTGCTGGTTAACCCGGCGGCTCAAGGAAAACATTATGGCGCTTATCGCCCTTGAACTCCCGGCGGGTATTTATAACCACGGGACGGATTTAGACTCGTCTGGCCGTTGGATCGATGGCAACTTTATCAGATGGCAAAATGGTTCTGTTCGACCTATTGGTGGATGGACCACACGCAAAGCATCTGCAACCGCATCAGTCCCCAGGGGCGCGGTCGCCTGGACCGATCACGATGACGATGCTCGAATTGCAGTGGGAACGCATAATAAACTGTACGCGATTAATCAAGGCTCAACAGTCAGTGACATTACACCGACCAGTTTTACAGCGGGTGCTGTTGATGGAAATATAAACTATGGCTTTGGCGGTCAGACGTATGGCAATGCTGCGTATGGAACGTCACGCGATGGCGCGCTACCTGCCAATGTCACCACTTGGAGTTTAGATAACTTTGGTGAGTACCTTGTCGCTTGCTCGTCTGCGGATGGCAAGATATACCAGTGGCAGTTAAACAGTTCAACCGTTGCTGCGGTTCTCAGTAATGCGCCTACTGGCAACAAGGCGATGATGGTGACTGATGAGCGTTTTGTCTTTGCGCTGGCGGCAGGCGGTAACTTACAAAAAGTTCAATGGTCGGATCGAGAGAACAACAACTTATGGGCTGCAGCAACTACTAATCAAGCAGGTGATATTGAACTGCAGACATCTGGCGAAATCATGTGCGGTATTCGGGTAAAGGGTAGCGCATTAATCCTAACCACGTTAGATGCACACTCAGCAACCTATGCAGGACCACCGTTTGTTTACTCGTTCAGCCGGGTTGGAACCTCCTGCGGAATCATCTCTCGCCAAGCAGCTATCGCTGTTGATGAAGGCGCATTCTGGATGGGTACAGGAGGGTTCTTTCAGTACAACGGTAGCTCCGTTCAAGAAATGCCTTGTGAGGTTTTAGACTATGTTTTTACGTCACTGAACGCAGCACAGCGCTCAAAGGTCTGCGCGATCCACAATTCGCAATTTGGAGAGGTGTGGTGGTTTTATCCATCTGGCAACTCGATGGAGAATGATCGTTATGTAGTCTATGACTATGAAGAAGGTCACTGGAATATCGGTACGCTATCGCGTACATCAGGCGTTGATCTAGGTGCGTTCAGGTCACCGCTTTGGTTTGATGCGTCTGGGAATTTGTATAACCATGAGTTTGGACTAGCGCATGACTCAGCGCCATTTTTGGAGTCTGGACCGATAGCGATGGGCAGCGGTCAAACCATTATCAAGGTCAATGAAATCATTCCCGACGAGGGTACGCAAGGCGATGTCAGTTTGACGTTTAAGACGCGCTTTTATCCGAACGGTGAGGAATCAAGTCATGGTCAGTTTACGCTAGGCAATCCCACCGGGGCAAGGTTTCAAGGTCGCCAGGTGCGTATGCGTATTAACGGGACTGACCTCAAGGATTGGCGCGCAGGCAAGATGCGCTTAAATGTTATTGAGGGTGGAAGGCGTTGAGTTTTCAGCTACCACAACCTATCGGCCCTGACTGGAAGTTATGGGGCAAGCGCCTCATTGATAACTTATCGTCTACCCGATCACAATTAGTTTATCGTTTAACAGGCGACTCTGCGGCAGCACAAGGCGTCATGCTTTGGGATAACACTGGCTACCCGGTAATTGCAAAAGGTAACGCGTACAAACAAATCTTAATGGAGGGCGGCTGCGGCCAGTTTTATGCAACGGCTACTCAGACAGCGTCAAGTGCGGACACCGCCACAGCAGTTACGTTTAACAGCGCAACGCAGACTAATGGCTTGGCGATTAATGGATCAGACGCCACAAAAATTGACTGCACAGAAGCGGGACTGCTACAAGTCACCGTAACCGCCCAGGCTACCGCAAGCTCAAGTTATACCGGGTATCTGTGGATTAATGTTAACGGGACCGATGGATTTGCCGTTAGAAAGGCAGTCGCTGGAGCCGATATAATCACTCATACGGCGCTTGTAACCGTAGCCGCTGGCAACTATCTAAAGGTTATGTATTCGGTCTCTAATACGGGCTTAACACTGCCTAATGCAGCCGCATCTTCACCCATACCAGCTATCCCTGCGGTGCAAGTTTCGATCACACGAATCGAGCAATAAATGTCGCTAAGTGAAGAGCTCAATCGGTGCAGGCCGTGGATAGAGGCTGCGCTTGAGTATTCGCATGGAACGCATGTGTATGGCGATATTGTTGAAAGCATTCAAAAAGGTCACATGCAGTTTTGGCCTGCCCCGGCAGGATGCGCGATAACAGAAATAATTATTTTTCCTCAAAAAAAGGTTCTTCATATTTTTCTAGCGGCTGGCGAAAAACAGCAAATAGTTGATATGGATGATTCAGCGATGGCATTTGCCAAAGCGCAGGGTTGTACAGCAATGACAATCGCAGGCCGAAAAGGTTGGTCGCGGGTATTAAAAACTAAAGGGTGGACAGAAGCGTTCACTACACTTCAAAAGGATATTTAGTATGTCAAGTGGTGGAAAAGGCGGTAAGCAATCATCTTCGGTTGAGATTCCGCAGTGGGTTCAGCAGCCGTCAATCAGAAACATGCAGCGCGCTGAAGACTTGCAG